TAGCTAAACAAAAGAGACCACCATTTGTAGCTAACACAAGAATTTATAGTTGTAATTTTATTCGCAACGACATACCTTATAGATGGAGAGGTAGATATAACGAAGATACTATTTTGTCATTAGATATATTAAAAGATGGTTTTTGCACAGTACAGTTTAATGCTTTTTTACAAGCTAAAGTTAGAACAAGTGTATTAAGAGGTGGAAATAGTGGAGAGTTTTACGATAAAGAAGGTACACTCCCAAAATCAAAAATGCTTCAAGATGTATATCCTGAATATGCAAAAGTAAAATGGAGATTTAGTCGAATACATCATTATGTAGATTATACACCATTTAAACATAATAAGTTAATACGAAAGGCAGATATAAATTGGGATAAATTAAAGCCAAATAATTATGGTATGAAAATTAAAAAAATAAAAAAATGAACAAAAGTAGACATATAAAAAAGGAATCAATGTTAAAAGCATTAGAAAATAGTTTAGGTGTTGTTACAGTAGCTTGTAGGAATGCAGAGATACCAAGAAGTACATTTTATAAATGGCTAAACGAAGATGAAGATTTTGCTAAGGAAGTTTCAGACATAGAAAACATTGCACTTGATTTTGCTGAAAGCCAATTACACACACAAATAAGAGGTAATAATACATCAGCAACTATATTTTATTTAAAAACTAAAGGTAAAAAAAGAGGATATATTGAAAGACAAGAAATAACAGGAGCAGATGGAATGCCTACTAACTTTCAAATAGAGATAATTGACAAAACCGAAGATACAGACTAATGTTGTTTATAAGCATTTAGTTAATAGTAATAAAAAGATTGTTGTTGAGCAAGGTGGTACTCGTAGTGGTAAAACCTACAATATACTTTTATTTATTATATTCCATTATTGCACTAATAATACAGGTAAAATTATAACTATATGTCGTAAAACATTTCCAAGTTTACGAGCAACTGTATTAAGAGATTTTTTACAAATACTAAATACATACGAAATATATAGGGATGAATTTCATAATAAAAGTAGTAGCGAATATCATTTATTTGGAAATTTAATAGAATTTACATCCCTTGACCAATCACAAAAAATTAGAGGTCGTAAAAGAGATTTACTATTTATAAACGAGGGTAATGAGTTATATTGGGAAGATTGGCAACAATTGATATTTAGAACACAAGAACGTATTATACTTGACTTTAACCCATCAGATGAATACCATTGGATTTATGATAATGTTATAACAAGAGAAGATTGTGATTTTTATAAAACAACTTATTTAGATAATCCATTTTTAGAGGATATAATTAAAGAAGAAATAGAAAGGTTAAAAGAAACAGATGACCAATATTGGCAAATATATGGGTTAGGAGAACGAGCAACTAGCATAAATACTATATTTAAATATTCAGAGGTTAATAAAATACCAGAGGATTGTAAATTAATAGCATATGGAATGGACTTTGGTTATAGTAATGACCCTACTACACTTGTAAGTGTTTTTGTTAAGGAGCATAGCTTATATATTAAAGAACATTTATACAGAACGCAAATGACAACGCAAGACATTAATGTATTTTTAAGAAAACAAAACTTATTAAGCAATCCAATATATGCTGATAGTGCAGAGCCAAGACTTATAGCAGAATTACGTAGGATGGGGCATAATATATTTGCAAGTTTAAAAGGCAAAGATTCAGTAAATGCAGGTATTGATTTATTAAAGAGATATAAATTACACATTACATCTGATAGTCATAATGCTATACAAGAGTTCAGGAATTATAAATGGAAAGAGGATAGAAGTGGTAAATTAATTAATGTACCTGAAGACAAGCATAACCATATCATTGACCCTTGTCGTTATGCTACTTACTCTATATTATCACGACCTAATTTTGGTAAATATGCAATACGATAAGAACTGTAAAAAATGTGGTAATGAATACACTCATATAGGTTCTGCACAGAATGGCTATATGTGGTTATGTAAAAAATGTAACCATATAGAATGGGCACCAGATAAAATAAATTAAATATATTTTCGTATTAAATATATTATATATATATTTGTTATATAATAATAAAACAAACACAAAATGAAACTAACATTTGAAGATAACTCAGCCTTAATAGATGTAGAAACAACTTTAAAAATGCTATTACAACACGCAGAATTAAAACCTCACCACAAAGGTTGGGTAATTGAATCTTATAAAAACATAGTTAACTTTAGGTATCAAAATTCATAAATTATGACACAAAAAGAAAAAATTAAAGATTTAGAAAAGCAATTAAAAGTTGCTAAAAAACATACTTACGTACACGAAACCCATAGATTACACTGTAATGATGGAGAACTATATATATTACACGATGATGATAAATGTGTTGTATTTAATGTTGAGCAATTATATAAGGATTTACCATTTATAGTAACACAGGTTGTAAAAGAACAACAGAAAATACAATCTTGGTATTTAGATAATTTAAAAGAATCATTAAAAGAAATAAAAGATGAAAGTAAATAAAGTTTATAAAGTTGTAAGGCCAATGAAAAAATTTGGTAATTTAATAAAAGATATATTATACCCACAAAAGTCAAATCATTTTTGGATTAGAGTGAAAGAGGTAGCAAAAAATAAAAAAGAAAAAGATGAGCAAATGTTTGCTATAATAGAACTATTAAATAACAGAATAGAAATAAATGGACAAGATACAGAATACTAAAGATTTAGCATTTTATAATAACTCAATATTATTTACAGAACTATTAAATAAAAAAGTAAATAACAATATAGATGATGAGGATTTAAAGTTAATGCAAACATTATTAATTGATATTTTTTTTTATGTAAATAATTTACAAACACATTTAGCAAATTGTAAAGTAGCTAATAGTAAATATAGAGAACAACGTAATGAAGCATACTTAATAGCAGATGAGTTAAGAGATGAAATTGAATGGAATAAAAATAATGTTATATAATTTTTTAGTTTAATATATATTTTGTATATTTGTTATATATTAATACTTAAAACAAACAAAATGAAAAAGAACTTAATTTTTTACAAACACAAATTATTTCAACACACAGATGACAGAGATGAAACTTGGTACGAATTAGCATATTATACAAATTATGGTACTAAAAATCAAGAAATGGAATTTAAAAGTTTTAACACTTTAAAACAAGCAGAGAAATTTATAAAATTTCAAGAAAACTTAATTAACTATAAAGAATTTATATAATGTACAGAAAATTTTTAAAACAAGACCCTAACAACTGGAAATGGTTAATTGCTATTCACGTTGTTTTATATACTATATGTTTAATTTTAATGATAGATTTATAATATGGAATCAAAAATAAGAAACAGAAATATAATTACAGATTGGGCGTTAGAAATTTACTATATACCTGCAAGAAAAGAATTTTTACAAGATGGTACAAGTGAATTATATACATTAACTAATAATGAATTACCAGATGAAATTGTAAAATTATTAGAAAAATTTATATTGGAAAAAGTTGAGCCAACAATGAAAGGCAATAGTCAAACAAAATGGAAAATAAATAAATGATTATGAACCAAATAACAAATACTATACAAGTAGAATATGAACACTTTTTATTAGAGGTTGATTATGATTGGAGAAAAGGTAATGCAGGGGATTATTATAATGCACCACAACCAAATGAAACAGATATAAATAAAGTAGTTGTAATAGCACATATTGATTATAATGGTTATATAAATTATTTAGATAAAGAAATAAAATTTGAAACTAATATAGAAGTAGAAAATACAATAATGGAAGAAATAGAATATGATATAGAAAATTGGATGTAAAAATTAGGTTTGTTTGTTTGGAAATTAGGGGTTAGAAATAGCCCCTTTTTTTTTATAATAAAATCGTGCTTTAATTTCGTTATATAAGTATGGAAATAAATATTACTATACCAACACAGTTAAAAGACATAACGTTAGGACAGTATAAAAAATTTATTAAAATACAAGAAGGTATCGAAAACACTACCTTTTTACAATTAAAAATTATAGAAATATTTTGTAAGGTTGATTTAAAGGTAGCTAAAGCTATGCGATATAATGATGTTGAGCAAATTACATCAGATATACTTAACTTATTTACTAAAACACCTAAACTTGTTACTACATTTAAAATGGGTGGTATTGAATATGGGTTTGTACCAAATTTAGATGATATGACATTAGGAGAATATATTGACCTTGATACATATGCAGGAGATTACGAAAGCATTGAGGTTGCTATGAATGTTTTATACAGGCCAATAATAACAAAAGTAAAACATAAATATATAATAGAGGATTACAATCCAGATACAAAAGAGCAAATGTTAAATATGCCAATGGATGCAGTAATTTCTTCAATGTTTTTTTTTCTGAATTTAGGACTAGAATTATCGAATATTATCCTGAGCTCTTCGGAGGCGAAGCACAATCTACAACAAGTAGACTTGGGCAATTTTCAGCAAAATATGGATGGTATCAGTCGATTTATGCCTTATCTAAAGGAGACATTACAAAATATGAACATATCACTAAATTAAAATTTCAAGAATGTTT